ACACATGTTTAGAATGGATGATGGTAACTTCTTTGCATATCCAAACAATAGAACAATTTGGTATGATGATGCATTTATGGAAGAAAGATTAGTAGAGAATCCAGGATACAAGATAGACCAAAATTTTTACACAGTGGAAAATACTAGAGAAGAGGACACCAAAACTGATGACTCATATATGACTCAGTTTGAACGTCCTTAGTGAAAATATTTTTTGACCATATAGCAGGTAAGCTAACTAATTACGATTTATTGTATTCGTTAATACTTGCTGAGTTTGAGCCAGAAGAATACGACTATGCTCTTAACAATGGTTGGATACCTTTGTCTTGGTATTACACTGAGTTTGATAATTTAACTTGGATTAATGCTAGAAGCTGTAGATTAGATTTATCTAAATTTACTTTTAGTAAAAAACAAAAGTATACATTAAATAAAAAAGATGTAACTGTAGATATAGCGGGTAATCCAGATAAAGATATTTTAGCAGATATATACAAGAAATACATTAGACATAAACAATTCTATGAAAAAAATAATGAAAAAGAAAGTGAAGAGTTTATGCGAGATGACCCTTTGGATTGGAAATACTTTGTATACTATCATAAAGGTAAACCTGTAGCTTTTACAGAGTTAATGATTCTTGGCAAACATCTTATAACAGGACAGTTTGCTTGGGATTATGAAAATGAAAAGCTAGGTTTAGGAACATACGCTACACTGTTTGAAATAAAATGGTGTTTAGATAATAGCATATATAAATATTATTTATCTTATGCTTATGAAAATGCTAGTTCTTATAAAGCCAAATATGATGGATTTGAGTTTTGGACAGGTAGAAAATGGTTGACAGATAAAGATACCTATATAAAACTGTGCAATAACGATAGTCAGATAAATACTTTAGTAGATTTAAATGATTATCAAGACAAATACTTTAAAATAATAAAGGGGTATTATGAAGAAAAAAAAGAAAAAGAAGAAGGATAAAAAAAATGAAAACAAAAAACGCAAAAGCAAAAGTAAAAAAAGTTATTAAAGGATTAAAGGGTGCTGTAAAAGCACACACTGGCCAATATAAAATGTTAGCTAGTGCGTTAAAAAATAAAAATAAAAAAGGAAAAAAATAATATGCCAATATGTGTTATATGTAATCATGAGTGTCATTGCTCAAATGGAGGAACATGTTTAGGTGGACAGTGTGATTGTTCTACTTGCCATCACGAATAATGCCAATATACGAATACCGAAACAAATTAACAGGAAAGATATTTACAGAGTATCTTCCAATTAAAGATAGAAAGAAACCTTTGAAAGATAAGAATATTGAACTGTTGATTAACGCACCAAGACTTGCAACGATAGATAGAACAGAACACAAAGCAAGAGACCAGATGTTAAAGTCAGCAAGAGCAGGCATGAAACAAAGACAAATAGAAGACCAGGTTGGTATTAGAAAAACACCAGAGTGGTTACAAGAAAAAACAGAAAAAAAATTACAGAAGATTAGAAATGTTAGTTCCTAAAAAACAAAACGATTTATTAACAGAACAACAAGAAAAATTTCTTAATGCTTTATTTGGTGAAGCACAAGGTAATCCAAAGATGGCAGGAGAGATAGCAGGATATTCTGCAAACTCTTATCCTAAAGTATTAAAAAGTTTAAAAGAAGAAATAATAGAAAGGGCTGAACAACAGTTGGCTGTACACAGTCCAAAGGCAACAATGGGTTTGATAAATGCTCTTGATGAAGATGGAAAAACTCCAGGAGCAAATATTAGAATAGAAGCGGCTAAACAAATTCTAGATAGAGTGGGTTTAGCTAGAAAAGAAAAACTAGATATAAATGCAAAGGTAGCACATGGAATCTTTATTCTCCCGCCCAAAGAGGAAGCTACGGAGTAGAACAGTTCCTTTTGGATACAAAGTATCCGATGAAGAGGAAAGAATGTTAGAACCTGTTCCAGAGCAGTTAGATGCTTTGAAAGAGGCAGAAGAATATTTAGAAAACTGTTCCTACAAAGAAGTTGCAGACTGGGTTACAAATAAAACTGGTAGACCAATAACAGGAATGGGATTACGCAAGGTATTGAAAAGAGGATGGTAGAACCCCCAAAGCCAAAGACTGCAGGTCGTAAACGAGTTAAAAAAGTTCCTAAACTTTCTGAGTCAGAAAAGAAAGCTAGACAATCCGCTTTACATCTTCTCCGAGCAGAAAAACAAAAACTAGAAGATGCTAAACAAAAAGTTGATTTGGCAGAAAAAAGACTCGAAAACAAAAAAGAAAAACTAAAAGAATTAGATAGCGTATTAGAAGGTGACAAAGCTGTAATAGATGAACAGCAAATAGAAGAAGCAACACCTTCAATACAAGAGGCACTAAAAGAAAGAGAAGTAATATTTCAACCTAACTCTGGGCCTCAAACAGAATTTCTTGCATCATCAGAAAGAGAAGTATTTTATGGTGGAGCAAGAGGCGGTGGCAAGTCATACGCAATGTTAGTAGACCCATTACGTTATTGCCACAAAAGTGCACACAGAGCATTGTTAATAAGAAGAACGATGCCCGAGTTAAGAGATTTAATAAATCATTCTCAGCAATTATATTCCAAAGCATATCCTGGAGCAAAGTGGAGAGAGCAGGAAAAAGAATGGCGGTTTCCATCTGGGGCAAGAATAGAATTTGGTTATGCTGAAAATCTGACAGATGCACTACGTTATCAAGGGCAATCATACACATGGATAGGTATTGATGAATTACCACAATACCCAACTCCAGATATATATAATTTTCTCCGTTCATCTTTGCGAAGTGTTGACCCCGAGATTCCCGTCTTTATGAGGGCAACAGGAAACCCTGGTAACGTAGGCTCTGGTTGGGTTAAAGAAATGTTTGTTGACCCTGCACAGCCAAACACAAAGTTTTATTTAGAAATACAAACTCCCACAGGGAGTAGAAAAATTAGTAGAAGATTTATACCTGCAAAGCTACAGGATAATCCATACTTGATGCAAACAGATGATTACTATGTAATGTTAGCATCATTACCAGATGTACAAAAGAAACAGTTTTTAGAAGGAGATTGGGAGTCATATGAAAGTTCGGCCTTTCCAGAGTTTAGTAGAGAGGTACATGTCATCGAACCTTTTGATATACCTAGAAACTTTATGCGGTTTCGTTCTTGTGACTGGGGTTACTCTTCTTTTGCATGTTGCTTATGGTTTGCTGTTGATTACGACAATAACATATATATTTATAGAGAATTGTATACGAAGAATGTTACAGCAGATATTTTTGCACAAAGAGTCTTGAATAGTGAAGCAGGAGAGTATATAAGATACGGAGTTCTTGATTCTTCAACATGGGCAAGACGAGGTGATATAGGGCCTAGTATTGCAGAGACTATGATACAAGAGGGATGTAGATGGAGACCATCTGATAGGTCGCCTGGTAGTAGAGTAAACGGAAAGTTAGAATTACACAAACGATTAAGAGTAAACGAAGATACAGAAAGACCATCTTTATTTGTATTTAGTAATTGTTTAAATTTAATTAGAACTTTACCAATGTTACCTGTTGACAAAAACAACCCAGAAGATGTAGATACAGATGCAGAAGACCACGCTTACGATGCTCTTAGATATGGATGTATGTCAAGACCTTCACATCCAAGAGCTTTTGAGACTAGAATGAATGATATTAAAATGACTTCTGGTCAAACATATAGACCTAGCGATTCTGTTTTTGGTTACTAATGAAACATAAAACAATAAAGATAGGTTATAAAAATTACGAATTTAAAAAGATTGATACTAATTTTTCTGATGCACATGGACAATTTTTATCAAAGGAAGGTTTGATAGGATTATCTGACGAAGATAATATATCTCATGTTAATACTTTACTCCACGAAGTTTTACATGCTATAATATATCAGTGGGGATTAGATGTGGGAGATAAAGAAGAACATATTGTAAATGTATTAGCTAATGCAACAACAACTGTTCTTGTAGATAATCCTTGGTTAACCAAATATTTGGAGGAAAAACTAAAATGAAAAATATGAATGGAAAAGACATTGACCCAAAGGTTATGAAACAATATTCACAAGGTGAAGGTTTCGATGACCAATCAACAGATACTGCTCCAAAAACAGAAGCAAGTGTAGGAGTAAAAAAGCCTTCAACAGCTTTACCTGCAGATGCTTATGATAGCACGGATAAAGCATATCCAAAAGCAGGAAAGAATGGTGTTGATGCTAAAGTATTTTCAATGGCAGACGAAAGAGACTATTAATTAAATAATGGCATATACAGCAACAGGTTCTGGTGGTGCAACTGGAACTGACGCAACAGCATCGTTAAAAGACGAGAAGATAGATTATATAAGTCTTGGACAAGTTATTGAAGGCAGATTAAAATCTGCTGAAACAGCTCGTCTATATGATGAGAAGCGTTGGTTAAGAGCGTACAGAAACTATAGAGGAATCTATAGTTCTGATATGGCGTTTAGAGACACTGAGAAGTCTAGAGTTTTTGTTAAGATAACAAAGACAAAAGTTCTAGCGGCATATGGACAACTAATTGAAGTATTGTTCTCACAAGGTAAATTTCCTATTGGAATACATCCAACAGAAGTACCAGAGGGAACAGAGAAATATGCACACCTAAATCCAGAAGAAAAAATGGAAGAGCCAGAAAGTCCTTATGGATTTCCTGGTGATGGAATGGATATACCACCAGGGGCAACTGAGAGTATGATACTAAATGGCCTAGCCAAAAAGTATGAAGGGGCAGGATTTAAACCAGGCCCTGCACCAGACTTATCAAAGATGCCTCAGATAGAACCTGCTGATGAATCTGCTAAAAACATGGAGACGTTAATCCATGACCAGTTAGATGAAAGCCAAGCTATAACTGTATTAAGACATGTTTTATTTGAAATGTGTTTACTTGGTACAGGAATATTAAAAGGGCCTTTTACATACGATAA